GCAGGCCGCTAAGGCAGCACAGTTGCAGCAGCCTGTACTCGATAACAAGAAGACTGAAGCTGAGATCATGAAGATTATGGCCGAGGCTGGCTTGAAGGACGCACTAGAAGATGGCGAACGTTTAGAGTTAGAACTTAAGCCGTTGGAAATAAACCTTGAGCAGACGAAGATCATTAACGATCTGCAAGAGACTTCCAACCAAGTTAGACAGTTAGACATACAAGAGGCGGGTCTAACACTTGAAGCTCGTAAGATCGAGAAGATGGGGCCGTCTAACAGCAAGTAATCATTGTCGGAGGGACGATGGATCAGAAACAAACAACATTCTTTCGCGAACTAGATTCGACTTTCAGAACGCCGGGGTGGGTACATCTAACGGCCGGATGGAAGGAAGAAATGGAAGCCATTCCATTCGCTGCTTTCTACAACGCGAAATCCATGGAGGAGCTTGAGGCCGCCCGTATTCGGTATCAACTGCTCAACTCCTTAGTCGAACTGCCCGATCATCACGAAAGGGCGCGACTTGAAGTAGAACGGGAAGAAGATGATGGCTAAACTTCTTTTCTTCGACTTCCGCTGCACGTCTTGCGAGCATCAATTCGATGACTTGGTTAAATCGAGCGTCCACTCGATCCCGTGTCCGAACTGCTCGTCAGAGGCGAAGCGTCTGGTATCAACGCCGCGCTTGGACCCGAGGATGGGGCTAGACCCCGACGGTAATCCAACGATGGCAGATAGGTGGGCGAAAATACGGAAAGACAGAGCAAAAATCGAGAGCAAGCACTTCAAGGAGCATGGCACTGACATGACTCCCGGTGCGGACACTTCGGGCTGAAAACGCTCTCGACGGCTCTGATAGCAAGGGTGTAAACCTCAATAACGAGGCCGCCAAACTGGAGGAATGAGAAATGCAAGACCACGTTTTTCGACGTAAACCGATGTCTCAGATAATCGCGCCTAGCGCGGACGAGGCTCGCGAGAGAGCAGAAACCGAAGCGAGAGCTGCGGCGGCTCCTGAACAGAACCTACCGGACAAGTACTCTGGTAAGACGACTCTTGAGATCGCAGAAATGCACATGAACTCTGAGAAGCGTCTCGGCCAGATACAGAACGAAGTAGGACAGCTACGAGGACTTGTGTCCGACCTAGCGTCAGTTCAACGCGCGTCTACGCCCGCAACGCCAGAACCGGCACCTGTTGATGTATCGGGCGACCAACTGATCAACGATCCCGTAGGGACGATCAGGAAGGTCGTACAGCCTATGGTAGATAGTCAAACGCAGGGAACTGCACAAGACTCTACTGATATTGCCTTGTACCGCATGGAGCAAAACTCCTTGATCTCCGATTTCGGTGATCCTATGGAGATTGCCCAGAAGCAAGAGTTCCAAGAGTTCGTAAACCGCACTCCCAGCCGAGTGGCTGAGTTTGAAAAGGCTTGCGATCCGGGCTTAGGTATTGGGCAGGTTAGGGCTGCAAGGCGGCTATTAGAGGATTTCACGGATTTTGAAGCCTCACTGCCGACCTCTGAAGCTACGCAGAATCGTACTAATGTAGCAAAAGCCAAAGCCGTCGCCACCGAAGGTGCGGGACCGGCAGGCGCTGTCGCTACAGCAGACCCGATATACGAAGCGGATGTCGTTGCTCTTATTAACAGCAACCCCGAAAAGTACCGATCTCCTTCGTTCCAGAAGGAATTACACGCAGCAATTCGTGAAGGTCGGTTCATCAAGAACGGCTAATTTATAGCCACAACCAACCACCACTAGGGTAAATTACAATGGCTTCAAACTTTGATATTGCAAATAGTATCGACGTTGCGGACGTTGCTGATTTCGTACCGGAGGTTTGGGCGACTGAAACCATCGCAGCTTACAAGGCTAACCTTGTTATGGCTGCTCTTGTATCTCTGATTCCTCACATTGGGAAGAAGGGTGATGTCATCCACATCCCGGCACCGTCTCGCGGCAGTGCCACATCGAAATCGCAAAACACCGTCGTGTCTTTGCTTACATACGCTGATACGGTAGAGAAATCTGTCACGATCAGCGAACACTACCACTACGCACGTCTCGTAGAAGACATCGCAGAGGTACAGGCACTTCCGTCAATCCGTCGGTTCTTCACTGACGACGCTGGCTACGCACTCGCTAAGCAGACTGACACTTCTCTTCTGGCCCTCGCGGCTACTTGGGGCGGTGGCACAGCTTATGACGATGGCGTCATCGGCTCTGACGGCACGACCAAATGGGACACGACTGCTAACACCAACACCGGTAACGGTGCGGTAATCGCAGACGCTGGCATCCGACAAGTCATTCAAGACTTCGACGACGAAGACGTTCCTGCTCGTGATCGCTTCCTCGTTATCCCGCCTGTCGAGAAGAACAACCTTCTGGGCAACGCACGTTACACGGAACAAGCTTTCGTTGGCGAGCAGGGCATGGGTAACAGTATTCGTAACGGACTCATCGGTGACATTTATGGCACTGAAGTTTACGTTTCGTCTAACTGCGAAACTGTTACGGCTACTGACACGACGACTGACTACCGCGCTGCATTGATGTTCCAGAGAGATTCTCTGGTACTGGCAGAGCAGGTCACTCCGCGTGTACAGGAGCAGTACAAGCTCGAAGCTCTTGGTACTTTGATGGTCGCTGACGCGCTGTATGGCGCTGCAACGATTCGTGGTAACGTTGCCGGTGAATCCGGTCGCGGCTGCCGCGCCATCCTTGTCCCAGCATAAGGGTACGGGGGTAGGGGCTTCGGCCTCTACCTCCACTTTTTAGTTCGAAAGGATAAAGCATGACAACTCGGGAATTGCTCAACAAAGTACTGCGCGGATTGCGCCAGTTCTCGCTGGTAATCGCGTCAGGGACTGCGTCTACGACAGACGAATACCTGTTGATGATTCTCCAATTTATAAATGAAGCGAAAGAGGAAGTCGAAGAATCTGGCTGGCCGTGGCAAGCGCTGCGACAGACAGTGACCGTTACCCTCGCCGCTTCTACAGTAGAATATGACCTGACTATAGCCGGAGCAGCGGACGTTGATACCAACGATCGTTCCCGGCTTTTGTATGAAAACGTTACGGGAAGTGAGAACTTCCGTCTAACTGATACCGCCCAGCCGCAATGCTGGGACGTTACGGACTCTGACGAGAACCGTCTAACTGAAGTCTCGCAAGAGAAGATGGAGCGATACCACCTAACGGATAGCGACGACACAGGCGAGCCTACGCATTTCGCCCTGTGGAACGATGGCGACAGCATCAGAATGAAGGTGTGGCCTATCCCGAATGAAGTTCGGACGCTCAAGTTGCGCATGTTTATACCGCAAGCAGAGCTGGCAGACGACTCGCTGGAAGCGACGACTCTGTCTATTCCGTCGCGTCCTGTCTATTTGAAGGCACTCTGGAAAGCTAACGCAGAGCGTGGCTCTGAGCTGGGCATGCCTGATAGCGTACTCATGATGTCTTACTTAGACGCGCACGGGTTCGCAACAGCTAACGAAATGAGTCCTGCTGACGAAACCGTTATCTTGGACCGCTAATGCCTCAGATTCAACCAGTTGATATCGTCGCTCCGGGCGCTTTCGGCTTGAACACGGAGAAGAAGAACACGTTGCTTCGCCCCCAGTGGTGCACGACGGCTCTTAACGCCGTTATCCATCGCTCGGGACGCATAGGCTCACGTTACGGCTGGGCTGACCAGACGACTACCGGTATAACCGGTGATCATCAGATCGAAGTACTCCACGAGTACTTGAACGAGGACGGTACGTCTACGATCCTGTCTACAGCTAACAACGTGATCTACAAGAACATCACGGATTTCACGGTAGGCGCCAATGCGATTACATCTACGACTGCCCCAACTGCTAATGCTTGGCAGTTTGTTAATTTCAACGGAAAGGTACTGGGATTCCAGCGAGGTCACACCCCCATCGAGTGGTCGGGTGCTTCCGTCTTCACTGATGCTAGCTACACAGGAACAGGCCCGGACGGAAATTGTGCAGTCGCAGCTTTTGGACGAGTATGGGCCGCTGACGCCGATAAACAGACTGTCCGAGTCTCCGCGCTCCTTGACGACACAGATTATTCAACTGGTTCAGGGGGTGGCACTATCGACATGTCCTCCCTCTGGACTCAGGGAATGGATGAAATCGTCGCTATCTCTGCTATTGGCGCTAATCTGGTAGTCTTCGGACGTAACCACATCGTACTCTGGGCCGACGGCTCTGGCTCTGAGATAGGTATGACCCTCGCTGGCGCGCAGGTCGTAGACACAATCGAAGGAACAGGGTGTATCGCGAGAGATTCGGTGCAGGCTACAGGCGAAGGCGACCTAATCTTCCTTTCGCGACATGGATTGCAGTCCCTCGGACGCGTAATCAAGTTCAAGTCGAACCCAGTCGTTACGATAACGAAGAATGTACGAACCGATTTCGTAGGCGAGCTGAATACAGAACGCGCCGCTGATCCTGATTTAGACGACATGCGCTCCGTATGGCACGCAGAGGAAGGCCTCTACGTACTCAACTTCCCGCAGTGCGGCTGCCAGTGGGTGTTAGACACAGAGCATCCGTTCGAGGACGACGAGGGCGATACAGTATTCCCCATCACGCGCTGGGCACTGGGTGGAACGCCACGAGGGCTTCTGTCTACCAAAGCTGGCGACATGTACATCGGTGGCTTAGGAATCGTAGGACGTTACGAAGGCGCGCAGGACGATGGCGTAGCGTATGATTTTGAGTTCAAGACTGGCTGGCTTGACTTCGGAGAGCTGAACCATAGGCTCAAGATGATGAAGGAGATTGTCGCTACGGTACAGACCGGCGAGCAGTCTATCGTCTGGAACTGGGAGTTCGACTTTAGTGGTAACACGCTGACACGTACCGCTGCCTACACGGGCAGCAACAGCTCCGAGTTCGGTGTCGCTGAGTTCAACATCGACGAGTTCTCAGGAACTGTCGCGCTACAGCGCAAGAACTTACCAGCACATGGAGAGGGGCAATTTCTTAGACTCGGCTGCACGGCATCGGTTAACGGCTTTGACGTTACGGTACAGCAAATGAGCATCTCACCCAAGATTGGCAGGGCTATCACCTAATGAGTGACTACACAAAGACTACAAACTTCACAGCGAAGGACGCTCTCTCAACGGGCGATCCCGACAAGCTAATCAAAGGCTCGCTGTTCGACACCGAGTTCGATGCGGTTGCTACGGCAATCACGTCGAAGTATGACGTTAATGACATCGCCGGTACAGTTACCGCGCGAGCGCTCGCGTCCGGTTCTACGCTTATCACGCCATCAGACCTGAACGATGTGTTCACGGACAACGGCGGTATGGTTGGTGACATCCAAGCGCTGGCCGATCCGGGTGCTGACACCGTACTCGCATGGGACGACAGCGCAGGCGCTGCTATAGCTGCGACGCTGGGCAACGGACTTGAGCTGACCGCAGGCGGTGCCCTGCAATTACCAGCCACAGTCGCAGGTGATGGCCTGACACAGACAGGCGACGTACTCGCTGTCGTAGGTGGTAACGGTATCACGGCTAACGCTAACGACGTTGCACTGACTGACGTAGCCGCTACTACGACCAACCCAATCGACATCGCCACTGGCGCTATAGACGTAGACCTTACGGCGCTCAACACGATCGAAGGTAACGCTCTCGCTGCTACTGACCGCGTTCTAATAGACGACGGTGGTGTGCCGACTGCTATTGAAGTGCAGGACATGGGCATGCGCGTGCAGCTTGCGCAGGGTTCGCAGACGATCGCCGCATCGGACATGAACTCGATCATGGAGTTCACGGGCACGGCTACGCTGACGCTCGTACTCAACGCGACGACTGCACTGCCTATCGGTGTTCCGGTCGTACTGAACATGAAGCACGCTACGCAAGTACTCACAGTGGACGCTCCCGCGTCAGTAACGCTGGTCAGTATCAACCATCCGGGCGGTGTAGCTAACGCTCAGGATACGGTTAACGCAGGCGGCACCGCAATCCTCTTCAAGACAGCAGCCGACGTATGGGTACTGTCTGGCGATATCTCAGACTAATGTCTCTCTTCTTTCAATTAATGAAAGCGGGCGAATCGTTCGCGGCTCTCTACCAGTTGTTAGACGGTAGCATCACAGCTACGTCTGCGTCCAGTACCAACTGCGATGCGAACCTGATCTTCAACCCCGACGGAACGATTGACAAATATCAGGACTCTGAGGGTGGCGGCGCTACAACAGCATTCTCTGGTTCTCCGTGGTCTAACGACCCGGCCGAGGATGGCACAGGCCATCACATCCGTATCACCGGTCCCGACACGGGCACCGACAGGTACGAGGGTGTATCACCGACGTACACGACGTGGACTGCCCTCTCTAGTACCGTTAATTTCAACTTCGACTGGGCACCCGGCGGAGGTCCGCAAGGGCCAGACGTGTCTACGTACACAATCGAACTATCAGACGATGGCGGCTCAACCGTATTAGACAGCATGACTCTAACGGTTAGCCTCTCTATTGCATCACCGTAAGGAATAAACATGGGTTTTTTATCCGATCTCTTTGATCCCGGCAAGCAAAACCGCGACGCTGCGAGTCAGTTTACGCGCGATGCCCAAGTCACAGGAGGTTCAGCTAGCGGACCCGGAGGGATTAGCGCCGGATTCAACTTCGACTCAAATGGTCGAGGAAGCATCAACACCGGTCTGGGAAGCTTCAACCCACTGCTAGGGCAGACGCAAGGGCTTGCTAACTTCG